TGCAATTGCTGGTAGGTCGCCGGATTCAAGGCCGAGGCCGCGTTGCCGGACAAGACGATCGGCCCGGCCATCGTGCCGCCGTTCAGCGACAGATAATTGGCCTGATTGGCGTTGATGGCGGTCAGCGCGTCCTGGGCGTTGCTCGCGCCGGCGACCGATGGCGAGACGGTGACGGACTTGGCGGAGATCGACGAGGAGCCGAACAGGAGATGGGTCCAAGTCGTCCCGTCCGACAGCAGCCAATCGCCTTCGGTGTAGGTGGCGGCCGGGGCGCCGGGAGGCGGGTTGCTCCCCGAGTTGGCGCAGATGACGTACATGCCGCTATTGCCGACCGAGGGCGCCGGCAAGGTGTTGCCGGTCAAGCCGCTGGCCGGCGTCCAGGCGATCGTTCCGGCGGTGGCGTCGAACGAGCCGATGAAGGTCTGGGCGTAGGGGAGTTCGCTGAACGAGGTCGGAACCCAAGTGAAGCTCGGCGGGGGACCGGAGACGAGGGTCTGGTTCTGGGCGAAGGCGGGCGGAGGAACGTTCGGGTCGGGCGGCGCGCTGGTCGCGACGACCCAGGCGTTGGCCCTGCAGGTTACGCCGCCCTGAACGACCGCCACCCACTCCTGGCCATCCAGCGGAGCGGCCAGCGGCAGCGTCGTGATCGGGATGTTCTCGCCGAACTGGCCCGCCGGGGCCGGCCACGCGTCCGGCGGCGGCTGGCCGGGGAGTTGCGGGATGGCGCGGGTGTTCATTCCGGGATCTCCATCGCGCGAAACGACGACGATGGCCCCGGCGTCGGCGGCGCCGGCGGCGGCGGCGGATTGCCCGGCTCGACCTCAAGCGGCCGGCCGGCGGTCGGGCCGGGGCCGGTTTCGGTCGAGATCGGATTGTAGCCTTGGGTCGCGATGGCGCGATCCATGAAGCCTGGGGTCAGCCAGGGCTCGGGCCGCGGGTCGGCGACGGGCACCGGATCCGGCGGCAGGCGCCGCGCCATGAGCTGCGGGTTGGGGATGTCGATGCAGCGGTCGCACTTGCGGAACCGCTTGTTGATCAACTGCGAGCCCTGCCACTCGTACTGATAGCGCAGGGTATGCAGGTTGTACCAAATGCCGCACGCATCGCACACGCCGAAGGCGCGCGGGTCGCTCGGGTTGGTGACGGCTCTGCCGCTTCTCGACGCCCAGCCCATGCATCACCTGAAATAGCTGCTGAGCATCGGGACGATGTAGATGGGCGCGTCCTCGACGTTCTGGGTGGCGGCGATCTCGTAAGCCTCCTTGTAGTCGACCTTGCGCGGCCCTTCGAGATCCTGGGCGTAATGGCGCGAGAGCCGATGCGCGAGCCCGGCGCACGCCGCATCGAGCCACAGCATCGGAATCTGGAAATTTGTGGCGTTGCGGAGGTTCGCGTCCTGCAACATGTAGAAGCCCCAGACGTGCAGGTTGTAGACCTGATCGGGGACCGGCCAGAGATTGATCACCGGCGCAATCTGACGGTCGAACCAGTAGCTCGTCGGCCGGCCGATCTTTCCCTTGTTCGGGTACATCGTCCACTCTTGCCGCGAGATTGAGGTGATGGTCAGCTCCTGCTCCCACGGCTGCGTGTTCGGCGGCATGCCGATGGTGACGTTGGTCACAATCACGATGTTGCCGGGGATCTCGTATTGAGAGGTGCCGACGCCGTTGACTGGAGCGACGGTCGGAATCACGACGTCGTTGACGGTCCAGAGATTGGGGCCGCGATTGTTCCACTCGGATTGCATCAGGTTCGCTTCCATCCAGGCCTGATGCAGATGTTCGGCCTTCACCATCGGGCCGCGAATGCGCAGCCGCGAGAGCGCGTTCAGCGTGCACTCGCCGATCGACGGGGCGAAGTCATAAGTGCCGCTGGTCGCGAGATCGGTCATTTGGGCATCGCCGCGAAGTTGGAGCCCGGCGCCCCTTCGCCGGCGAGTTTCGGCGGCGCGAACGGCCCTTTGCTGATGTTCGAGTGCGAATGCTCGCCAACCTGCAGGAACGTCGCCCTGACGCTGCCGACGCCGTTGGTGAGCTTGAGCTGGAACCACAATGGCGACGCCATGATGACGAAGCTGACGCTCGCCGCGCCGCTCTGCGCCGCCGGCGGCAAGAGCGAATTATCCCAGAACATCGACCCGACCGGGACCGGCGAGACGAGGTCGTTCGGATCATCGCTTGAATGCGTGAGGGTGAACGCCGCGCCGCCTGAGACGACGACGGCGCCGCCGACGACCGCAGTCGCGTAATTGTCCATCCGCACCATCGCCTGCGGCGCGCTCGGGGTCGCGGTGGCGGTGATCGGCCTCACGCTTTAGCCTTCACTAACATTGTACTGCGTTACAACCATCTTGGCTGAACCCGTGCCGGAATTGAGCAGGAGCCGCATCCAGACCGGCGCGGTCGCGATCGAGAAGGTGATGCCCGCCGTGCCGCCGACAGCTCCGGCCGGGCAAAGACCGCTGTCCCAAAACATCGACGCGAGAGGCACGGGTGAAATGAGGTCGTTGGGGTCGTCGAACGAATGTTGCACCGTGTAGCTCACGGCGCCGCTGACCGAGACTTGAATGCCCACGGGCGCGTCCGCCCATGGGTCAAGATTGATCATGTTCGACGGCGTGCTCGCGGCGGCGTTCGGGCCGACAGAGACGGTGATTGGCCTCATCGCGTTCTCCCCAGGTGCGGCTTTTTCGCCGCCCCCTCGATTTTGCCGCCGGCCTTGCTCGGCGGATGCTGTTCGCGCCATGCCGACGATTTCCGGCCACGCTTCACGCCTGCCTTGGTCGCCTCGTTGGTCCCCTTTTTGAGCGAACCGCTGGCCTGGAGGGTCGAGCTGGCGACCGCGTAAGGGTTCACATCCGGCGACGCCTTCTTGATCTTGAGGACCGCCTTTTCCATCAACTTCGGCAGCTTAGGCACGCTGGCCTCTCCCTCCTAAAAAAGTTTCGCCGCCCGAGCTTTCGCAGGGGCGGCGAGCGAATAGGACGCCCCGCTTGAGGCTGGGATCAGGGCGTCTTCTCCGATTCCGACATCTGTCCACGCTGCGGCGGCTTCTTCGGCGTCGCCGCCGAGGTGAGGGGCTTTAAGTCAGAGCCGACCCCGCCGCCTCGCTTGCGGCCGGCCCGGCCCATGTGCGGCGCTTTCGCCCCGCCCGAGATCGATCCGCCCGCCTTGCGCGCCGGCCGCGCCGCGACAGCGCCGCCTTCAGCCTTGGCCTCGACCGCGCCGCCGGTGGCGAAAGATCCGGTGCGCCCGCCATAGGCGCGCTCCTCGAGTTCGTCGCGCGCGACCGAGCCGCCTCGGGCTCGGAACAGGGGGCCGCCGCCGCGCTTAAGGGTGGCGTCGGGCGTGTTCTTGGCGTGCTTGCCGTGGAACTCGCGCTTGACGTTCGCCTTGCTCTGCTCTTTCACGCCGCCGCCGCGCGCCCGGCAATCACGATCGGATTCGCCTCGCATATCGACCTCCGAGCCTCTCACGAGGCCATATTGATTCCTTGCAAGTAGGTGACCGTCAGGGTGCCGACGCCGGCGCCGGCGTTAGCCGAGGTCACTGTCACCTGCAATTGACTATTGCCGACGTTGTCCCAGAGCGCGATCGCCGCCGGGACGGCGCCAGGATTGAGCGCGAGCTGGCCGAGCGCCGCGGCCGAGGTGAGCGCGACCAGATCGGCGGCGCCGCCGCCGGTGTGGCCGACCGAGACGGTGGTCGCGGCCCCGTTCCAGGCCGTCGTCACCATGAGGGTCATCTCAAGGATCTGGCTCTGCGGCGGCAGGACGATCACGGTCGGCGCCGCGCCCGCCGCCTGGGTGACGACCGCCGACTGGCCCATGACGCAATAGCCGCTGTCGGCGAGGCCGGACGAGCCGCCGAGGCCGCCGGGCGCGGGCGCAGCGCCCATGTTCGCCATCGACTGGGGAATGGGTCCAGCGGTCAGCGGCCCGGCCCAGTTGGAGCCGGGCGTGATCGGACTGCCGTTCGGCTGCGGAAGGATGCCGCCTCTGATTTCCACGTCAGTCTCCGCTTACTGCGTCGGGAACGAGCCCCAGATCGCTCGGAAATCGAAGTATCCGAACGAGTAGCGCTCGTAGCCTTTCACCAGCAAATTGTCGGTCGTGAAGTCTACTTGCATGTCCATTTCGAAGGACACGCGCTGCAGGTAGAGCAGCCCCTCTTGGTCGGTCAGGATGAACCAAGCAGTCGGCGATGTCAGATAGTCGTGAACCAGATGGCCATCGGGAATACCGCCCGACGTCTCAAGAATCGCATTGACATCGTTGTCGCTCGTGCCGGGGCGTAGAACCGTCTTGAGGAGCCGGATCGCGATCGGCTCAAGCGCGATCGGCACGACCAGCCGGCGCGCGCGGGCCTGCATTCTGAGGCCGGCGTTGTCGCGGAACAGCCCGCGGATGCTCGCCTGCGCGTTGAGCAGCGAGGCCTCGTTGAGATCCATATCCACTTGAAAGCGATTCGGCACCACACCAGTATCGATGGGGTGGACCAAAGAACAGAGCGGCTGCTGGTCCCCAAGAATCGTCGGATCGAACACAGTAGCCGTGTTAAGGATCTGTGCTCCATAGATCTCTTTAGTTTGATTGAAAGACTTCTGCAGTCCTAAGTTACTTGGACGCCACTGTCTTTTATATAAATTATCGTCCACCATCTTTCTGGTGAAGGCATATCCAAGTCCAATTTCCTTATGGTATTGATTGTAGACATACCGTTCGCCGGCTTGATTATCGAAGGTCGTGGGTCCGCCCTCGTTCTTCAGTGCGGCAAGCCCCAAGAACCTCATGGATGCTGTGCGCTCTACTGACATATAGGACTTATCGACCGCAAAGATCTTGGGATAGATGCGGTCGAGATCCTTGTATTCGCCAGCGACCTTGCGCAGACCCGGAAAGAGCAGGTCGTAAGCGGCGGCGACCGAAAC